GTTGGCTCATCTCAAAGCTTCTGGTCACACAAAACTTCTGACGGGGGAACCGACTTTAGACGCTTGAACCTGCTTCGCCGATCATATTGCCTGGAACCTGCTTGAACCTGCTTCGCCGATTTTAGGTGCTAGAAGATGCTAGAAGAGCTGACAGCATGAAGTATGAGCCAAATCACTTTAATGTATGAGTAAAACTCATGAGCTCTAGACAATAAAAATCCCACTAGAACCTTCTAGTGGGATTGAGTAGAACTACTTCTTAGTTGGAGGAGTTAGAGGAACTTCTGGTCCAAGTAAGAACAAGTCTTTGTAACACTTGTCAAGAATGGATTTGTTTTTCTTATAGGCACAAGAAGCAGTAGAAAGTGCTTTTTTAGCAATTACTTGTTCTTCTTCAGTTTTCTTAATGAGTGCCATGATTTCTGCTTGTTTAGTCATATATGTTATTAGTTATTTGCAAGTGGATCATTAGTCTGAGTAATGATAAGTTTCTACTCAGTGGAACAATTTCTAATATGTCAAAGAACTAACTAACTCTCACTTACAAGATCAATGTATCATGCAGTTCTTACTTTGTAAACTACTAACTTTTTTAAGACTTCGTAATACTTAATAGATGGTCATGAGTAATCCTCATCAAGCATTGCTTATGAACATTATGAGTGTGGACCATACTTATACATCAAATGAGTTGGGCTCATACTAATACTCTGAATAGCCTACTTTAATCATGGTCTTTGGTCATACATCAAATGAGTTGGGCTCATACTAATAGTCAGTATGAGATTTGCTCATACTCGAGGGGGGGAGGGTCTTGATCACAATCGTGGGACAGGGATCAATGAGTAACGCTCATACACACTATGAGCAATGCTCATCGCCAACACGCTCTGCCGAAGGCACACTCTTTCATGCCCCAGGGACCCCAACTAACTTTGCTCTTCCGTATCTTACATCCACCATAATCCATTTCCCATTCTACAAGCTACCCTCGTCAGTATCAAAGAACATAACACCCAGGTCCTTTATACAGGGGGTTGATTCTCCCTATACGTATAAAATTTTCCCGAAATTAAAGAACTTTCCATACGGGATAAAACAGTATAACGTAGTGTGCATGGACGGACACAACCTAGTCAAGATCAACGGTGCTAAGAAATCTGCACTTAAGAAGGAGTTAGTGCTCACAGCTGAAGAGCTCGAAGCGGCTAAGGCTGCAGGCCAAGATATTAAGAAGATTGTCGAGGAGCGTCATAACGCCCTGGACTTCGCTGCTGAGAGACAAGTGCTGCAGAATAAGATCGCAGCGCTTGAGCGCGGTGGTCCAACACAGTTGAGAATCGAGCTTGATAACATTCTTAAGAAAAACGGGATAAATGCCGCTTTTGAACCCCTGGTTGAATTGGCGTTGGAAAGGTATCCCAAGGACTTCTCCGTGGCAAATTTGGCTGGCCAATTGGTCTGTTCGGTTGATCAGAGGATTAAGATCTGGACCGAGCTTTTGAGTTATCAATTGCCCAAGCTCAAGGCGATTGAAGTTGCTGGCCAGGTAGATCATTCACTCACAGTGGTTATCCGGCGATTCGGGGGAGATACACTGTTAGAGCGCAATGTCACGCCACAAGCTGCTACCGAGGTGCCTGTCACTGTGGTTCCGGATGAAAAACTTGATAACAATAAAAAGAAGCCTAATAAGAGGGAACAAAATCGGAAGGCGGCTGAAGAAACCGCTAATGCGGCGGTCAAGATCAAGAAGTTCTAACTTATTGAGCAACGCTTATTTAATTTTAATATGCCTGAATTTACAGTAGACATCTTACCGGTTGGTGCACCACCCCCTAACATTGGTGTAAAGATCAAGAAAATGACTGAGGGGGAGATTGTCCATGTTGGTGTTCTTGAAAATGGAACTGAGTCAGGACAAACAACCTTGTATATCACTATTGATATGCACAATGGTGAACATGTGTGTTGCCAAACAACATTGAACCTTTTGAATATGCTTCACGGAATAGCTAATGGGGCGGACAAGCACTTTAAAGAGTCTAAAGACTATGGCAAAAATTGAATTACCTTATGACTACGAGCCCAGGACATACCAGTTGCCGGTATGGCGTCACATGGAGCAACAAGTTGAAGGGTTGCGAGCTGCAGCTGAATGGCACCGACGAGCAGGTAAAGATCTGTTTGGAATCAATCTTACAGCAGTTAAAAGTCAAGAAAGAGTGGGAACGTATTGGCACGTTCTGCCAACGTATAAGCAAGGACGAAACATTGTATGGAATGGTTTTACGAAAGAGGGAAGACAGTTCCTTGACTACATTCCTGATGAAATCATTGCAAATAAGAATACCACAGAAATGCGGATTACTTTTAAGAACAAGAGTATATACCAAGTGGTTGGGACCGATAACATTAACTCGCTCGTAGGCACGAATCCAGTGGGGGTGATCATGAGTGAGTATTCACTTCATGACCCGGCAGCATGGGATTATTTACGACCAATCCTTGCTGAGAATGGTGGATGGGCGTTGTTCATCTATACTCTCCGCGGTAAGAACCATGGCTATAAGCTTGGTCAACTGGCCAAAGACTTGATCAAGAAGGGGAATAAAAAATGGTTCTATGAGAAGCTCGTTGCTGGAAGTAATGGCACCAAGAGACCCGATGGAACCCCTGTTATCTCCGATGAAATGATCCAGGCCGAGAGAGAGTCTGGCATGCCGGAAGAGTTGATCTTACAAGAGTTCTTTTGTTCTGCTGAAGCGCCACTTGTTGGTGCGTATTACTCTGTGCAGATGCAGTGGCTTGAAAAGCAACTAAGTGCAATTCGTGTGGATGAACAGGGGAATAAAGTGAGCGATCGCTTTGGTCCACATGTAGTATGGGAGCCACGGATACCTGTTGATACGTGGTGGGACCTGGGTTATGACGACAGCACAACAATTTGGTTTGTCCAACATCATCAAAGTGAAATTAGAATTATAGACTATTATGAAAACTCTGGAGAGTCTCTTGCACATTATGTCAAATACGTTAAATCTCTTCCTTATACGTATGGTCGCCACCTTGCTCCTCATGACATTAGTGTTCATGAGTATTCGACTGGCATTACAAGAATTCAAGCGGCTGCTACCCTGGGTCTTAAGTTCTTTCCAGTTCCTAAGCACTTGGTGGAAGACGGGATTGAGAGTGTTCGGTCAATGTTGCCCAGGTGCTGGTTCAATGATGAAAAATGTGCACGTGGCATTGCTGCACTTCGGGAGTATTGCAAAGAATGGAATGAAGAGCTTAAAGTATTCCGAAATCAGCCACTACACAATTGGGCGTCACACGGAGCCGATGCCTTCAGAACTGGTGCGTGGGGGACGAAGGCTAAACGTGGCGACAGAGCTAAGAAAAGAAGACTAGAGGATAACTATGACTACTTGCGCGGTAAACCAAGAGAGTAGTGCTTTTGAGCAAGCATTAACTCTTTACCAAAAAGAGACCTTTCCGCAAACAAAGCTGTTGACGGACATCATGGAATATGCTAAATCTCATTATGCGTATTGTTCGCCCAATTGCATTATTCTGGCGAAAGTTGTGGAAGGTCGTGGTTGGTTTATTTATCTTGCTGTAGGCAAACAGCATTTAACTAAGTTCTTTGAGCTTGCGCCGTTTGAATTACCGTTTATTGGATTTGCCAGACCGACACACGGGCGAGAAGATGTAAGATGGTATCCATGGAAAAATTTATATGATCACTGTCACAAAAAACATTGAGGATCTTTTGAAGTGCCACTTTGGTGGAAGTCCTGGAACTCCTCCCCCTGTGGCTAAGCCCCCGTCGCCAACACAAGCTGCGACCAATGTTAACACTTCCAAAAAGAAATCTGGATACTCATCCACCTTGCTTTCTGGTCCTGGTGGTGTTACAAACCAAACCACTGGCAAATCACTCTTAGGCGGATAACGTATGCACAACCATCCACTAGGTCCGAAAGTCAAACAATCGTTTGACCAGGCAAGAGCAGCGCGTTCAATATGGGACGCAAACCTTCAAGATCTTCGTCAGCTTGTTCGAGCTGATACTAAAGATTTCAATCGCTCAGGCACTCCAGGGGAGCGACGGTATGACAATATCTTTGACGGCACTGCAGTGGATGCTTGTGAAGAGTTTGCTTCTGGTGTTCATGCTTATTTGTCTTCTCCCACTGAGCGTTGGTTCGAATTAGGTATTGCTGCTATAAAGAAGCAAGATCTTAAAAATGATGAAGCGGCAACAGCTTGGCTTGAACTTGTAAGTGAAATCATTTATGATGTATTCTCTGACGTGCGCGCTAACTTCAATACCACACTACATGAGACATACTTGGATCTCGGCGCCTTTGGGACAGGTGTTGTGGGTATCGAATGGAACAAGGAAGACCAACACATTATCTTCAGGAACGACTCACTATCTGAATTTTTCTTCGAAGAGGATTCTAAAGGGAAAATTACGCGTCTTTGGCAATACTTTGAAATGACTGGCGATCAGATTTGCCAGGAGTTCATGAAGGATGGTTACTTGGATGGTTCTGACTTGTGGAAAGATTGTTGTATTCCAAGTAATGCCAATACCAAATACAAATTGATCAAGCGCGTGTGCCCCCGGCACAATCAAAAAGATCAATTGATGCCGGCTATTAACAAGCCGTTTGAGTCTATTATTATTTCTGAAAAGTTTCTTGACGTGTGCAGAATCTCTGGTTATGACAGTTTTCCGCATGCGGTAAGTCGGTGGGTCAAGATTGGTGGAGAAGTTTATGGACGTTCTCCAGCCATGAAGTGCATGCCTGATATCATGGCACTTCAAACTATGGAACGCACGCTTCTGAAAGCGGGACAGAAAGCGGTTGACCCACCGATGATTTTCCCTGATGATGGATTTTTGGAACCGTTAAGCACGGCTCCTGGGTCTATCATGTTCAAAGAAGTAGGTGCTGAGAAAGCTGAAGCACTGGACTTCAAAGGCAACTTGAACTTTGGTGTGGAGCAATGCGAACAAAAGCGTAATTACATTCGCAAGTGCTTCCATTCTGAATGGTTTAAACGGTTCAAGAAAACTCGTGAACAGTCTGCGACTGAAGTGCTAGATGATCGTGACGAAATGTTGCGCATGCTTGCACCAATGTTAGGACGTCAACAAAATGAATTATTGGGACCTATTATTCAGCGGGTTTACAGTTTGCTTCACACCCATGGTCTTATCCCTCCTGCTCCTGAGAGCTTACAAAAACAGAGACTTGTAATTCTGTATATCTCTCCAGCAGCGCGTGCACAACAAGGGGTCAAAGCAGATCGTATGAGCCGGTTCATGCAGGATCTCACACCTCTTGCTCAGATTGACCCGTCTGTCATGGATGCAGTTAAGCCTGACGAAATGGTTCGGGTGTATGCAGACGCTCGTGGTGTTCCACGTGTTATTCTCCGAACTATCCAGGAAGTCCAACAGATGCGCGAAGCTAAACAGCAGCAACAGCAGATGGCTCAAATGGCACAGACCGCAGAACCTGCGTCTAAGGCGTTGCTCAATGTAGCCCAGGCCACAGCGGCATCTGGTGGTGGTAATCCTGGTGGACCTGTATAACAATATGACAACACCACAAGCACAAGCTAGTATTCTAGCTACTCGAACCAAAGATGAACTCGTTGCAACCTGCACTCCAGGTCCAGGGTTCTTACAACATAAAGCAAATGAAGTTATTTTGCAACAGTGTTGTTTAAATCAGTATGCAACACTTGCTGCTGCTGTAAGGGCAGACTACATTTATCTTCCAGCAGCGGTTCAATTGGCCGTTAACTCATTAGAACAAGCACTTGCGAATAATAAATGAGTAAGCTGAGCGACTTGTTCAAGTGGCGACTACAACGTAGGGGTCAGATACATGAATCTTACCAAAACGTTTTTAGTTCTTTGCCTGGACAACAGGTCTTAAACCATATCATGGAAGTAGGCTATGTAACTAAGCCAACTTTCGTGAAAGGTGACCCACAACAAACTTCCCTTAATGAGGGTAAGAGAATGCTAGCACTGAGCATTCTTAAATTCGTTAAAAAAGATCATGCTGCGGTGCTGCAGATGATAGACAAACAAATACAAGATCATGAATAGAAATATGTTCCGACAGTTGTATGACACAGGTGCTCCTGGTGGTGGCGGTGGTGGTGGAACTCCTCCTGACTGGAAAGCAACATTGCCTGATGACATTAAGTCTCATGCTTCGTTGGCTACACTCAAAGACGTCAATGACTTGGCCAAAGGTTACGTGAATGCCCAACAGTTAATTGGTGCAAAACGTATTGCTTTGCCTGGTGAAAAAGCCACTGATGCTGAACGTGAAGAATTTTACAAGGCGATTGGACGTCCTGAGTCTTTGGAAAAATACACGGAAGGCACTGTTAAACCTCGTGAAGGTTTGACTGTTGACCAGGCTGGTTTGGCCAAAGCGAAAGAGCAGATGTTCAAACTTGGTTTGACCGATGCTCAGCAAAAAGGCATCATGGACTTCTACTTGACTGGCTTGAATGAAAGTCATGGCAAGTTGACTGGTGACCTGGAAGCAAGCAGAGTTCAAGCTGAAGAAGCTTTGCGCAAAGAGTGGGGTCAAAGCTACGAAGTCAATCTTGGTATTGCTAAAAACGTCTTGACTCATTTTGGTGATGAACAAACAGCTACTGAGTTGTCTGGTGTGCTTGGTAACAATCCAGGACTCATTAAACTGTTGCACAAGTTTGGTGCCACTCTTGGTGAAGACCAAGCGTTGAGCAAAAAGTTCTCTGCTGAAGCAGGCACTCCAGCTGCGGCTCAAGCACGCATTATTGAGTTGCAAAAAGACACAGCGTTCCAAAAAGCTCTCAACGATAATACTGACCCAGGTCATAAAGCTGCTGTTGAGCTTTGGACGCAAGTGCATCGTCAGCTCGGCTGAACTCCGCAAAAATAGTAGTTTACATAACGGACCTAACAGTGGTATGTTGCCATTGTTAGGTCCAATTTGTTCCAGAGGCTGATTGGGCAACCTGCGAGAAGAACCTGGCGTGGTCAACGGTTTGACTAGGTTATGAATCCGTAAGGGCAACTCACTACCGCAAAAACGCAGTTCAGTTAACTAACAAAATCTTATGAGTTTTACAGTCGACGTGGCTTTTGTAAACACATACAAAAGCAACATTCAAACCAAGTTCCAACAGAAAGGTTCACGCCTTCGTCCACACGTGCGTGTGGAATCACAATCCGCAGAGTTTGACTTCTATGACCGCATCGGACCGACCGCTGCTGTTGAGATGGTTGGACGCCATTCGGACACTGTGTTCGTAGGCACTGATCATGATCGCCGCCGGGTAGCCCTGCGCGATTTCAACTGGGCCGATCTCATCGATAAGAAAGATCGGATTCGCATGCTGGCTGACCCCACCTCTCCTTACACGATGAACGCCATTTACGCGTTCGGTCGCTCGATGGACGATGTGCTCATTGAAGCTGCATTCGGCACTGCATACACGGACAAGACTGGTTCTACGGCGGTCACTCTGCCTTCGTCCCAAGTCATTGGTTCCACGTATGTGGAGTCTGGTGCTGCTGCTGCTTCCAACCTGACGGTTGGCAAGTTGCGTCGTGCTCGTTACCTCTTCGGCAAAGCTGAAGCTGACAGCGAAGGCGAAGCTGACTTGGTCGCAGTTATTGACCCGTCCCAGACCCAATCGTTGTTGCGCACAACGGAAGTCACCAGTGCGGACTACAACACGATCAAAGCGCTGGTTGCGGGGCAGATTGACACGTTCATGGGCTTCAAGTTCATCCGTAGTAATCGCTTGCCCATTGCCGGCACGGTTCGCGACTGTCTGCTCTTCGAGAAGCAGGGTCTCACGCTCGCGATCAATAGCGAAGTCGAAGTTGATGTGGGTCCTCGCCGGGACAAAAACAACACCACGCAGGTGTATGTCGAAGCTCACTTTGGTGCCACCCGTATGTGGGAAGAAAAAGTGATCAAGTGCCAGTGCGACGAAGCTGCTTAAACAGCAAATTGACAAGGGGAGGTTACTAACCCTTCTGTCAACAACAAACAAATAAAATTATGTCCTACCTTCGTGTTAAAGTTGAGGTTGTGGATAATCCTCCACAGGCTCAAGATTTCCCTTTGCAAAACTACGCAGTGATTGATGACAAGGCACCTTTTGAACTTATTGTTACCAATAACAATACGGAAGGCGTCAATCTTCAATTGCTGAAAGCATTCCTTAACCTTGCACGTAAAGGAAAAATGACAACTGCTTCATCTGGCACTGGTGCTACTGATTCAGTTCGAACGTTGATTATTGCACAACACACTGCGCAAATTGGTTAATTTCGGTCACGGTAAACCGCTAGGAAAACACTACCTGTGTAGGGTAAATGCTACTAGCAAAACAAAAAGGAAAGTTAAGTTATGAGTCTGCCTGTATTGTTCAGTTCTGAGCTGAACCGAATCCCACCTCAGAGTGTCACGTATAACCCGCTCAAGCCGAGCGAGTATCACGGCCGTAAACGCATCTCGTCTTTCACGCTGGCTGTTGCGGCGCAAGCACAGAATGCTGTTATCGGTTTGTGCAACATTCCGAAAGGTGCCAAAGTCCTTCGCATTGTCTTCAAGAAATCTGCGACTGCTGGTGCCACGGTCAACTGGGACTTGGGTCTTGTTGGTAAAGACAACAATGGTTTCATTGACGACACCACTGGTGCAACTGTTGCTGATTCTGCTGCCACAGCCTGGTTTGGTAACATTGCCAACACCACTGCTGAATCCACCGCAGACACTGCCACACTTCCTTCTACCAAAAACTCGTATGTTTTGAAGAAGGACTGCATGCTCGTTTTGACGGTTAAAGGCGCTGCGGTTACCGCTGCTGCGACCTTGACTGGTTGGGTCGAGTATGTTGTTGACTAAGCCGTAGTGACTGACACAACTGCGCCTTGGTCTAAAAGCCTGGGCGCAGTATTCAATTACTATGACTACCGTTGACATTGCAAATCTAGCGATTCAGCTCTGTGGTTCAGAAGCTGTGCTTATCACATTAGACGATGTGAACAAAGAAGCTCGCTTGTGTCGTGCTAACTACGATCAAGCTCGTAGGTCAGTTCTTCAACGGCATCCTTGGAAGTTCTCTATTCTTCGTGTTCTAGTTGACCTAGACACAACTGAAGTTCCTGCTTATGGTTACACAGGCAGATACTTAATGCCAGAAGATTACATTCGTGTTGTAAGCATTGACGACACCTACACCGGTGCCTGGGTTCGTGAAGGACGATACATGCTTTATAGTGGTGGTGGACAGATGAAGCTGCGATACGTCTCTGACTTGACCGCAATTGAACTCTTCGACCCCCTGTTTATTGATGCCCTTGTGGCAGACATAGCTAAGCGTATCTGTTACCCTTTGACCCAGTCAAATGATCGTCTTCAGTTAATTGAAGAAGCGTCAAAGCTTGCAATTCGTCATGCTAAACGTGCAGATGCAATTGAGCAATCCATGATTGGCATTGAAGCTGATCTCTACACAGATTCCCGCATTACCAGGCTTTTTGATGTGCCTGGTCGTTGACCTATGGCAAAGCAAAAAACCATTCAAACAAATTTTACTGGTGGTGAATTATCACCAGTTATGCTTGGGAGGGTAGATACTACCAAATACCAAAATGGAGCCGCAATCATTAAGAATATGATTGTGCTTCCACAGGGGGGAGTGTCGAAAAGAACTGGTTCCTATTATGTTAATTCTGTAAAAGACCAAAGTAAGAGCACGATTCTTGTCCCTTTTGAATATTCAGATGTTCAGACCTATGTTCTTGAGCTTGGGGATCTCTACTTTCGCATTTATTATGATGGTGGTTTTGTTGAAACAGCTCCTGCTTCAGGCATTCCGTTAGAAGTTACTACCCTTTATACACAGTCTCAATTGGCAGATATTACATACACACAATCTGCTGATGTGCTCTATGTCTTTCACCCAAATCACATTACTCGTAAGATCAAACGATTGGGAGCAAATAGTTGGAGCATTGAGAATTGTGATTTTCAAGATGGTCCTTACTTAAATAACCCTAGCGTAGAGTGCGATGTTAAAATAACAGACCCAGTTAACTATGCCTCAGCTGAATCTACTACAGGCATCTTTAATGCGTTAATCTCACTTAATCGTGTAATTTCCGCTATTACATATAATGCTGGTGTCTGGGAGTTCACCACGAGTGTAAACCATGGATTTACCACAGGGTGGAGTATTGGCATCTCAAATGTTGGTTTTCAAGTGACTGTGGGTGGAGTGTCTAGATATATTTATATCAATGGCAAGTATACAATTACAAGTCTTGCTGTAAATAAGTTTAAGATTACAACACCACCAAGTTGGTTTCCAACATCAGCTGCTACTGTTTGGACTGTTGCAGGGAGTCTTTGTCAACGTCTTACAGGCACAGGCACAGTGTATGTAGACTATACAGTTAATGGTCTTTGGAATCTTGCAGAAGTTGTCACAGTTACAGACAATACGCATGCAACCGTGCGTGTGGTTGAAAATGTTAAAAATGTTCCTTTTGGAACGTATGTTGCTTGGTTAGGTAATGGCAATGTGCTTGAAGGAACAGCAGGAGGCATGTTCACTACCAATGATGTTGGGTCTTATGTTCGTGCAAATGATGGAGCATGGTGGCTTATTACAAGTCTAGTTAGTGATTCTGATGTAGGTATGGGTGGAGCTGGGACCAACTTACCTATGTTAACTTATACTTATACAGCTACTACTGTGTCTGTTGGTGAATTAACACGACTTGGACTAGTAACTGCAACAGCAAACCTATTTGTTTCAACAGATGTTGGTCGTCACATGCGTTTTAACTATGGAGGAAAGCGTCCTTGGGCAATTCTCAGTGTTTATTTGTCTGCAACTACAATGCTTATTGAGTTACAGAGTCCAGTGCCCTTAGACCCGTCTTCTTTGAAACAGCTTTTTAACAATGGTATCACAAACCTTTGGCAAATTGGTGCTTGGTCTGAAACAACTGGTTGGCCAAGGACTGGTTGCTTTCATGAACAACGTCTTTGGTTTGGTGGCACAGTAACAGAACCAATGACACTATGGGCAAGTGAAATAAACGCCTATGAAAGTATGCCTACAACTGAGTATGACTCTGTTGTTATTGACACTAATGCTATCAATTATTCAATGGTGTCTAATAAAGCCAACCCAATCATGTGGTTGTCGTCTGGGAACACTTTAATTGTTGGAACACTTGGTGCAGAGTGGCAAGTTAAGTCAGGGTCTTCAATTTCTCAGCCAATTACACCTACCAATATCAGTATCACACCACAAACTGAGAATGGTTCACTTAAATCTGCGCGTCCAATTCGTTTTGGTGGAATGATTGCTTTTATTCAGAAAGCTGGACGAAAAATGATTGAGATTGTTTATGACTTTCAACAAGATTCTTTTGTTGCAAGAAACATGAACATTGTTAGTGAACACATTCTCAAACGTGATGGAGCAAAAGCAAAATTAACTGCTTATCAACAAGAACCATATAACATTGTATGGGTTATGTTGAATAATGGCACTCTTGCTGCGTGCACATATGATCGTGATCAACAGGTAATGGCCTGGCATCAACACGCTCTTGGTGGTAATGGTGTTGTTGAATCAATTGCAGTAATCAATTCAACAGCTGGCACTGAAGCAGTTGTTTATATGATTGTAAGGCGCACAATCAATGGTGCAACAAAACGTTACATTGAACTATTTGTTCCAATCGTTGACCCTGTTGACCAGTATGATACTTCTTATGCTTATTACTTAGACTGTGAAAAGATCTATACTGGTGCACTAGCAACTAGTATCACAGGCTTAAGTCATCTTGAAGGAGAGTCTGTGTCTGTGGTTGCTGATGGTATTTATGTTGGTGAAAAGACAGTAACTGCTGGTGTTATTACACTGACTACTGCAGCAAGTGCAGTTCATGTAGGGTATAACTACTCTGCTATTCTTAAGACTTTGCCACAAGAAGGTGCGTCACCTCAAGGTGGCACAGCACAAGGAAAAGCAAAACGTGTTGCTAGAACAATGATTCGGGTTAACAATACACGTGAATTTAAATATGGCACTAATTTGCAAAATCTTGATGTGCGCAAAGTTCTTGATGGCAATGGAACACCAGTGAACGAGCTTGTTTCTGATGATTTAGGTGTTAACATTCCAATGAATTACAACTATACTGCAGCAATGTATTTTGTTCAGGACAAGCCATATCCGTTTACGTTGTTGGCAATTGCACCAGACGTTGAAGTAACCACGTGATTACTCGATTAGATTCAGATGAGATTGATAGTCCTGACTTTGTTAGGATGGCTCAATCTTTTTATCAGAACTCAGGTCTTCCTGGTAAGTTCAAACAAGAGCATTTTATTGTTAGTTGGCAAAAGTTTTACGATCTAGGCATTGGTTGCATTTGGGTAAGCTTAGACTTGGACAAAAATAAGATCAATGGTGCAATTGCTTGTCTTATTCACCCAGACCTTTATGATGGTGAATTGGTTGCTCAAGAGTTATTTTGGTATGTGGAACCTGACGCTGGCTTCAAAGCAGCAGTTGGCCTTTACCAAGAACTTGAAAACTGGGCAAAAACCAGGGGAGCAAAGCGATTGAATATGGCTTGTGTGTGTAATAAACACATGTCCAGTCTTCGTCGCTTTTATGAGAAGAGAAACTTTAGACCAGTAGATGTTAGTTATTTTAAAGACCTTGTATGAAAATACCAAAGCCTTATTGGCGACGTGAAGATGGGTGGGCTGCAACCACTACTGCTATTGTTATGGCGGTTGTTGCTGCTGCAGGTGCTGCAACCTCTGCTGTTGGTTCTTATGCTGCTGGACAAACACGTAAAGCTGCAGAGAAGTATAATGCCCAAGTCAATGAGAACAATGCAACTATGGCTCGTCAACAAGCTGATGCTGAAGCTCAAAAAGTTAAGGAAAAAGGACGTCGCATTATTGGTGCTCAACGTGCTGCTCTTTCGGCTGCTGGTGTGGACGTTGATGCTGGAAGTGCAATAGACATTGGTTACGACAGCTCGGTTCAAAATGAACTTGATGCGTTGACCACGCTCTATAAGGGTCGTGTCTCTTCAAACAACAGTTTGGCACAAGCTCAGCTTGATCGTTACAGTGGAAAACAAGCCGGACAAGCAGGAGCAATTGCAGCCGGGGGAACCCTGTTAAGCGGTGCTGCCAATTCTTATGGCACTTACAACAGTCTTAAGAACAATCCTAAATTTGACTAAGTATGCCTAACATTCCAACATATCAATCGCAAGAGAGTCCAGTGACTCGTGGGTATAGTGCCCAGGCTTCAGGTGACCCAGGCAAATGGGCTGCATTGCAGATTGCTGGTCGTGGTCTTGAAGACGTGGCTCGTGTAGGCACGCACATTGTTCTTCAACAACAAGAAACTGCAAAGAAGCTTAAGAAGCTTGATGATTATCGTTGGGCTAATGAAGCTGCACAAGCTGAGCAATTGAACATTGCTAAGTTTATGGCTGACCCTGCCAATGAGACTTCTGAGGATTTTGGCGATCGCGTTGCGGCCTATACTAATTCACGGTTTGAACAGTATTCGTCTGGTGAGACTGCACCTTCCCCTGAAGCTCATCAAATGTTCAAGCAACAGTTTGACCATATTGCAACTCAGAGTCAACTGCATGCCATTGATCGTGGTGCAAACAACAAAGTCAACGCGATTATTAATTCAGCAAAACAGGCTAACATGTATGCAGTTGATGCCTATCGCACAATGCGTGGTGTTGATGAGAACATTGCCATTAAGAATCTCACCTTAAGTATTGCTCAAAGCCGTGCTGCAATAGATGCAGGCATTGGTCAAATTGCTCCTGAGCAAGCACATCGTTTACATGAAGACTTGATCACTCAATCTGTTCTGAGTGTCATGACTACAAACCCGGCTGCAGCAAAGTCAATCCTAAACAGTTCAAAAGATATTGACGAGCAAACACGGTATCGTTTGAACAACGAAATTAATCAAGCTTCTCGTAACATTATTGCTGGCCATAAAAACAATGTCCTTGAAGCAGCAAAAGGTGTTGAATCATTTGCTCGTCAAGGTAATGAAGCTCAACCACTACCTCTTGAATCTTTTCTTGATGTAATGGACGAAGCACACGCTCGTGCTGCTCATGCTGATCATGTTGAAGCCATGAAGACTTACAACACAGGCAATATGATTGTTAAAGCAGTGTCTTCATTTAATCTGAACGAAATCAATAAGACAATTAACACGTTGCTGAAACCTTCAGATATCAATGCAGAAAATGCAATTGAGAAAGAACGTCTTGCTCAATACACTGTAAAGCAACTTGCAGACATTGGTCAGTTACAAGCAAAGGACACTGTTGGCTTTCTTGAGCAATATAATTCTCATGTGCGTGGTTCTTACGATTTGGCAAGCACTATTGAAGACCCGCAAGAACGTTCCTCAGCAATTACAGCTGCCAATAGTATCAACTTAATGTATCAGGGGAGAGCACCAATTGACGCAGGCACCGAAGAACGTAAACAATACCTTGATCGTCCAGATAGACATTTGTTATCAAACTTTAAAGCGGAGCAGATTGCCAAAGACATCAATGTTTCTTCACCCAAGGACGTTGTAAAAAAGATTGGTGAAATACTTAGTGCTTATCCTGACGAAAATCATGCAAGCATTGTTTTCAATGACCTAGTCTCTAAAGGCAAACTAAGTCAGCAATATCAGATTGCTTGGTTGAACAAAGATGCACCTTGGATTGATACATACCTTGGTTCTTTGAAAGCTGGCAAAGACCTGAATGTTCCTGAGAAGACAATGAATGACTTGAGTCAAGCTGTCTGGAATGATGACACCTTTGCTCTTTTGCGAAACACCATTACACGTGACAATTTTCAAGGTAGTCGTGATGTTGCTGGCTTCTTTGATGGTGCCAAGTCTTTTGCTGCTGCACTTGTTAGCGAAGGACGTTCTGTTAAAGAAGCAGTATCTGCTGCCACAAGCATGATTATCACAGAACAACTTGGCTTCACTGGAGTCAATGGTGTGCCACTCATGATCTTAAAGAAAGACCAGAATGGCAAAATGCGTAATACAGATGAGATCAATGGAATTGGCCAATCGCTTAAATATGCTTTGGAACTAATTCCTGTGCATGAGATTGAAACATCTGCATTTAATGCAACACCTGGGTTTAGTGCACTTAACGATGAGAAGAAGCTCAAAGCAATAGGTTTTGCTCTCAACAATCATGCTTACTGGCAAACTACGTCAAATGGCCAGGGTGCAATGCTTTACTATAAAGACCCATCTGGCATCCAGAACTTCCAACTACGTGACAAAGAAAACAAGCCTTTTGTTGTTCACTTTAAGGACTTACCTAAGTCTGTGATGGATGCTCCTGGTGAATGGGCACGCCAAGCAATGTATGCCACGCGTGCTGGTGCAACATCATTTGCTCCTCGGCGTGAAATGTATAATACCACTAACCCTCGTCCATACTGGATGACTGCTGAATAATATGTTTGCGTTCTCACAAATTGACCCTGAGACAACTGGTTCTGTTTCAGAAATGCCTGTGCCTGCAATGGACTACCTGACAGAAGGTGTCAAAGCTGCATTTGGTGGAACACTTGGAAGAATCTACGACTATCGTGCTGGTCTTGAAGAAGAAGCAGACATGGATTCACCAACGCTTTCTGTTGAAGAAGCTAATGCTCAATACCCTATTGCTGCAGGGTGGAAAGAACCAGTTCGTGAAAGCTATGCCAATTTCTTAAACTCACGTGAACAAAAGCAACAAGCCCAGGCATTCTATCTTAACAGCAAGCAAAATGTTGCTGTCCAAGGTTTAGGCTTTGCATCGTCAATGATTTCAGGAATGCTAAATCCTGTTGACCTGGCACTAATGTTTGTCCCAGTTGTGGGCAAAGCACCAGTAGTAGGTCCTATCGAAGAAAGCTTACTCTACAAGGGTGCACTTGGTCGAGGTGCTCGATTCAGTGAAGCCATTCATAAAGGTATTGTTACTGACTATCGTCTTGAACAGATCTTTGGTAAATATGCAGGCATAGCTGATTCAACTGTCCAGGGTGCAGCATTCGGTGTTATGGTTGAACCAATCAATCGTCACATCTCAGAGTTCTTCAAGGAAGACGCCGGCAACCCCCTGTTAAACATTGGTGAAATGGCTTTGGGTGCAGCTGGTATGCACGCTTTGTTCCGTGGTCTTGGACACGCCTGGGCACGTCTATCTGATGATGCTAAGCTCAAGATGATGACGAAGGGTGTGGATGATTTTGTCAAGGGTAAAGACATTGAAGTTGAGACCTTGGCCAAGACTGATAAGCGTTGGGCTGAAGAACAGATTCGCTTAAAAGAAGAACTTGCTTCATTGAAAGAAATCAAAGAACAAGAAGAAGCAAATCCTCACCACGTTCAAATTGCAAAAGATCTTGGCGTTCGATATGATGGTGTTCAGGCATGGATACCTGGCCAATACATGGCTGTGTATACTAAGATGGATAAAGGTAATCCATATACTATTTACATGCCTGTTGATGCTACTCGTGCCCAGGTCAAAGCACGATTCAAGGAAAAGATTGAGGCAAATAAGCCTGAGCCAACCTTTGAAGAAAAGGTTAAACAAATCTTTAAGTCCAGGCTTGATGCCTTTCGTGCTGAGATGATTAAACCTGGCGAAAAGCCAGTGATTCCTGAAACAGGGGGTTCGCCGGAACAGCACATGTATTCTTCTGTGCTCGATGAGATTCGTCAGAAGAACCTTCGCACAAAAGAACAGATTCAACTAAACTTTCCTCTTGCTAAACTGTCTAGGGAAGAGGCTGGTGTTCTTCGTCGTTCTGCTTGGAATGACGCAGAAGTGTCAAGTCAACATGATGCGAATCTTAAAGATGTCATTGACAAAGCGAACCAATACCTGAAAGACAATCCTCCTGGTAAAGGTGTCAAAGCAACTAATCGGCGTAAAGCTGAACAAGATATGCCCACACCTCCTGGACTTAAGGTTGAGGAGATGCAGCATGAAGTGCTCAAACCTGAAGATACTACAATTGCTGTCATTGAAAAGAAGGCTGCAGATGTTGCAAATAAAGTTATTCAAGAGATTGAATACCGTTTTATTAGTTCTAGGTCTTGGATGGAGTTTCACCCTGATGTTCAACAAGCTTTAGTTGATGCGTTTACTGTTTTGCTTGAGGACTATCCTGCGTTACTCGAAGCTAATTGGCAATTAGACCTACGTGAAATAGGTTTCGCGATTGCCCAAGTTTGGCCAATGGATAATAAACTTGAATTTAACAAACAATACTTCTTAAAAGATAACTATAAGAAGCTTATTAATGTAATTGAAGGCCAGGTCAATAAACCAGTTGGTGAAAAAAAATTAGCTGGGTATGGTTTACATTCGACAATGTATCATGAAATGGGGCACGTGATTGCAAACATGGTTTACAAGCATGCTGCTTTGTTTCAAGATGGTTTGTTCAACGACCCGCGTATTAAAGCAGGTTATGAATATGTTAAAAAAAATCCACCAACCCAAAAAGAGTTATCTGAGTATTCTCAACACTTAAACACAGCTGGTGACATAAGGAGTGTGTATGCAGAACCGTTTGCTGAAGCTTTTACTCAAGCTTATTCTGGTATTGGCATCCCTAACGAATGGCAAAAAGGTTTTAACAAAGCTATTGGTCTTAAAGAACTAACTGTTGATGAACAATTAGCTAAGATCGGTCTTGTGCGTCAACGTGGACCACTTGGAAAGAAAGGTTATTTCACAACCCAAGATAAAAATTTTACAGGGCTTTCTGTTCAGGTCACAAAAGAAGGGATTCATCTTAACAACATCCAGGTTCCTGAAGATCTTCGTGGTAAAGGCATTGGTTCAAAGAAGATACAGGAACTTAAGATTTTGGCTAAGTCAATGGATTTGCCTTTAACCCTGACTGCTGAAGCCTTAAGCAAAGACATACCTGCTAATCAAGCACGTCTTGAAGCATATTACCAACGTCTTGGTTTTGAAAGAATCAAGGACAATGAGTTTGGTTACAACTTGCCAAAAGAAGGTTGGAAAGCATTAGACAAAGCATGGGAACAATATGTTCTCAAAAGTGATCTTTCACCAGAATCTTTCAAAGGATTAGTTGGTGATATTGTTGAGCTTGTAAGACAAGGTAAAGCACCTGATGAACTTGGCCATGCTGCAGCTATCTTTAGTAAGAACCTAAAAGATGGTGATATTACACCAAGACAAGCTGTTGAGAAGTTTCGTAAAGAGTTAAACAAACATCTTTACGAAAACACTAAGCCAAAAGAAAAGGCTAAGGATAAGGAAAAAGCACCTGAAAAAAATAAAGGTGAGACTATGGAAGAGGTAATCAAGAAGCTTAAAGAAGCAGGTGAGAAAGCTCTTGAAGACTTGAAGAAGAAAGCTAATGAACTTAAGCCTAGACCAGATATAATTAAATCAGCAACAGACTGTTTAACGCAAGTATTATGACACCCTGTGGACAAAAACTAACTGAAGACTTTCCTGAAGTAACAGAAGAAATGGCTGAAGAGATACTTCAGCAAGCACGCAATCGTGCTGTTGAAAGAGCCAAAAAGAATGGTGGCAATCTTGACCGTGCTCTTAAGGAAATTACTGAAGAGATGCAGCAACGTGACAAGATTCGTTCTGCTAATGCAAAGCGTGGAATGTATCTTAACAAGGATGCAGAAATGAAGTTCCTGGACTACGTCATGCGTTTTCCTGCAGCTGGCTCTACTGTTGGTGAAGGCATCAAAGCTCGTCTTGTTGGTGGTGCAGACAATGTTCCTGGTGCGCGTTACTCTGTTGGTGCTCAGATGAAAGCTGAGAATCATGGTTACTTTGGACGCATCATTGAAGCTTTTGAACAAGACCCTGCTGTCTATCATGCCTTTGTGCATAACACCCTGGCTAAAGAGTTCTATATTGAGATGGGTGAAATTAAACCTGAAGGTAAGCCTGGCTCAAGTGGAAGTCCTATTGCACAGAAGATGGCTGAAGTGATTGACAAGGTAACAAAGGAAATGAATGCACGGCTTAATGAAGCTGGTGCTATTGTCTATAACTTGCCTGGTTACGTGATGCGTCAAACACACGACATGTTCAAGATTCGTCAAGCTGGTAAGACTAAAGCTGAATCACGTATTGCTTGGAAAAACTTTGTTCGCCCATTGCTTGATGACGAGTTGACATATCTTGGTGCTGATAAAGAGAAGTTTCTTAACATGGTGCACGATGATCTTTACTCAGGTGTTACTGGCGTTATGGGTGTTGAAGGACAAGGTGTTGGGCACAGAGCTATTTCCGATCGCTGGTCTACCGAACGTGTGTTGCATTTTAAAGATGCTATTTCTGCGTATGAGTATAACGAGAAGTTTGGCACACACGACATCAAGCAACAGATCATGACGGACATTGGGAACCGTGCCAGGTCAATTGCTCTGATGGAAAATCTTGGTCCGAATCCAGAGGCAACGGTGCTGAATGTGGTGCGTAAGGCTAAGGAGTGGGCACGGACACAGGATAATGCAGCTGAACTTGTTGATTCAATTAACGACCATGCAATTATGGCTTATTACCATCAATTGACTGGCGTGCAAGACATACCCAATAATCCATCACTCGCACGTATGGCAGGTAATGTTCGTGCTGTTACGCAGATGGCCAGGATGGGTGGTGTTGCTTTAACCAACTTGTTTACTGACACAGCTTTCATGCATCCTGAAATGGCGTTCCAAGGTATCAGTCATTTGAATACTCTTGGTAAACAGATCAGAATGTTTGCAAAGGAAACTAAAGAAGAACGTAAGACACTTCGTTTGATGGGTGTTGGTCTTGATGGTTTGCTTGGTAATGCTTTGTCGCGTTACTCTGCCACTGGTCCAATCTCTGGTCCAATCAATAAATTCCAAAAGACATTCTTTGACATTAACTTTAGCAACTATGTGACAGACACAGTTAAATCTGCTGCAGCTGAATTGATGTCTGCCAACCTTGGTGAACATGCTGATATAGCATTTAAAGATCTACCAATGGAACTAAATCGAGTTCTAAGCTTGTATGAGATTGGTCCAAAGGAATGGGATCTTTTGCGTTCAACTGCCTATGACCACCCTTCTGGTAACTGGGGCAAGTTGATCACTGCTGATCAAATCAGTAGACTTACTGATGAACAGATTGCTACACTTGGTGAAGGAGAAATGACACCACAGAAGTTGATCAAGCTTCGTAATCGTCTTGACACACAACTGCGCACATACATCTCAGACCGTGTAGATTACTCCTCTCCAACCCCTGGACACGCTGAGCATGCCATTACGACCATGGACACTAAGTCTGGCACAGGTCTTGGTGAGGCAATTCGTTTGCTCATGCTCTTTAAGTCTTTTCCAGTGACAGTTGCTAATAAGGTTCTTAAGCGTGAGATTTATGGACGTGGTTCCATGAACGTAAAAGACTGGGCAATGAATGATCACAAAGGCAAATTCAATTTAGCCCAGCTTATTGCTATGACCACTGCAGCAGGTTATATTGGCATGACCATTCGCGATGCTCTTAAAGGCAGAACTCCACGTGAACTAATTACTGATGGCAAGATCAATTACGATGTGCTTGGGGATGCAGCTGTCCAGGGGGGAGGAATGGGCATCATGGGTGAAATGGTGACACGTGACTATGGGCAAGGGATGAACTCATTTTTGCAGAGTGCTGCTGGTCCGGTTTTGTCTCAGCTTGATGAAGTAGCTCGGATAAAGACCAAAGCTTTAGAAGGTGATCCTGTTGGAGCACAACTAGGAAAAATGGCAATGGACAACACTCCGCTATTAAATCTGTTTTACACTCGCCCAATTTTGAACTATATTGTGCTTTGGAACATGCAAGAGATGATGAATCCGGGTTCCTTGGAACGTATGGAAAACACGGTTGAAGAGAAGAACAACCAGTCGTTCTTCTACCGGCCGAGTGAACATGTAAAGTAAAACTATGACACCTGTAACAGTAACGACAGCAGATACATTGGTTGTGGCACCTGGCCAGTGTGACTACATTCATTTGTATAACAACAGTGGAGCAACCATTTACCTTAATTACGAAGGTGCTGCGGCTGATGTTGCAAGTGGTGTTCCTTTGCTCACTGGCACAAGCATTCAACTTAACAATGATGGTGCTAAACAATTGTTTGTGCGTGGAGTGCGCGCAATTGTTGCAGCAGCCACCGCAGAGTTGCGAGTTCAACGAGGCTAATGTCCCAAGCACTTACAGTTTACACAGTAGCCACACCTTTGGTTCCACCTGGACCATTTAACTGGGTGCACATACACAATGCTTCTGCGTCTACTATTTACTTAAGCTACGATGGCACAACTATAACAGCAGCTACTGGTGTTCCACTTGTTGCAGGTGCTCGTATACGTTTTGATAATGCAAATAAACCTTACATTTTTGTTAAAGGTATTTCTGCTATTGTATCAAGTGGAACCGCTGGTGTAATTGTTGCATATAGTGCTGCATTTGATGCACCTGCTGTTGTAGCACCTACAGTGCCTTATGACCCTGTCACAGACTACTCAAGAGATGATTTTGACTCATACACAATTGCCGTAGATTTAGCTGGATTAAATGGTGGTTTGTTCTGGTTAGCAACCTATGTGAGCCGATCAGTTTTTGTAGTAACAGAAGATTCATTTGACTCTTATACAATTGGAGTAGACTTAGGTGCTTTAAACGCTGGAACAAAATGGGATGCAGCATATGTTTCTCGAACAAGTTTTGCGTATGCGTTAGACTCATTTGATAGTTATACTATAGGTGCTGACCTTGATAGTCTTAACTCCGGAACGAATTGGAATGGAGCATATGTTAGCCGTTAGTAACAATTAACACAATACAATTATGGCAAATACAGTTAGAGATGGTGGTGGTGGAACACGGTATATTGAACTGCAAGCTGCAAGATGGGCTCGTAAGCCTATTGCTGATTTATTTAGCAGCTGGACAAAGATTCGCGTTGGAATAAGGTGCGACGTCACGTCAACAGCCAATTTCACCCCAACTGAGTTCTTCATGGGTCTTTGTTCGGGCACAACAGATATTCCTGGTGACACAACGCCACTTAACGCAGTTGGAATAAGATCAGTTCCTGCTGGGTTGTGGACATATCAAACTTCTGGAGGAACCGCTTACAACCAGATGTATGTAGCTGCGTTTAAGTCTTACAAAATTGTTAATGGAGTTCAAACTGCTGGTCTAAGTTCCGGTGCGCTTGCCATCAATACGACCAATAACATACACGCAAATGGACCTGCTTGTGGTTTGTTTGTCACTATTACAAAAGGTTCTCCAAATTACACACTAGAATTGTTTCGTGGAGATTGGGGTTTTTCATTTGGAATGACAAAAGCTCAGTTTGATGCGCAAATCATTGCAACAACACCTACTGTGACCAATCACATCACAACTGGTAGCCTGACTATCGCATTTGATGAAACTGCTGGAACTCTAGATACAGCTTGTTTGTATTTTAGCGATACCACAATCATCAGAGTCCATGATTGGGCAGTAGTTAAACTGGCCTAATGGATAGGACACTACAAGATGCACTTGATTACGCATGCGCACAGGGTAGAGTTGAAGGTGGATGGGAACTTTACAACAGATTTTGTCCAAAACCAAGATCTGCTGTGCCAGTCGAAAACATAGGACCTGTAGCACTACACCTTAATGGTGGTGGATTAAAGGGTTTACGTGAAGAAGCTTGTATGCAAGCATTGTGGGAATGTCACGGACACAAAGGTAGAGCAGCAGCAATGTTAAAGATTAGCCCACGAACACTAAAGCGGATGTTTCCGTTAGTAGCATTGCTTGCTTTAATTGGTTGT